GATGTACATATAACTGTCATCGTCTACCGGAGGGGTGTTTATAAACGAAAGATCAAACTCCCTGCGCTGCTGTTCACGGTACACTCTTTGGATAGCCGAAGTAAATGCTCTTTGCTCGCCTCTTATGATAGTTTTTTGAGCAACGTTATACTCATTTAAGATCCTATGAGTATCAAACCCGGTATTATCAGGCAGTGAAGCCAGCGACCGAAACCAGCCGTGAGCTATCAGAATATCAGTAAGCGACTGAGCATGAAGTTGTTCCCAGCTCCCTTCGTCTTTCTGTTCAGTCTTAATAAACTGTGTCGTGTCGGCTTTTTCACCTTCCTGCGCCCTACTTTTGGTCAGAACCATCAGCTTAGCTTGATTGCCTTCGCCGGTGTGTTCTTTTTCAATGTAATCAATAACCTCTTTCCCTTCAACTGCATCCTTCACAGGAACAATCAGAAACCCGCTGGTATGAAATGCGTTTTTAAGTCGGGCGAGGTTCCATTTGTTGGTTTTCAGGTCAATCAGTACACTGTCTTTCCCACATATCCAGCCCGGCACGCCGTAAAAGTAGAATTCCGGTTCGTAATTTTTGACATGAATAACGCTTCTCAGAACCTGTACGCCGTACTCATTTTTATCAGCCGTGAACTTAGGATAGAGTGACATTTTAATCATATCGGGATCGGCACTGCCTTTGTAAGCTGACCAGTCGGGGTGAACAAAAATTTCACCTTCTTCCCGGGATAACCTGACTTTTGTGTAATCAATGTGATTGAACCAAAGAAAAGATTTTGACCCGTCGGTAATCACCTCAATATACCCATTTCCACCCATTGCCCGGTCAAGGAAAAACTTAGCAGCAACATCATCCAGTCGTTCACCCTCGAAGTTGATACTCTTTATTTCTTCCTCAATCTTTTTGTCATCAGTCGTCAGTCCATCACCAAGAAAATAATGACACTTACTGTTTATCACTCCCCGGTGAACAGGCGAAGAACGAGAAAATAGAGCCGTAGCCTGTGGGAAAAGATTATCACTCCCAAAGGGAACAAACGGCGAAAGTTTGAGATCATAGTTAATCTTTACGGGTTTGATCTCGTAGTCCGGAACATAATTTATGATTGTGCCTCTTTTCATAAAAAAAAGGCCGGGCAGCCCCGGCCCCTTTCTTTACTCTTTTGAACCTTTGTCGAAGTACTCAGGATAAATCTCCCTGATCTTTTTCAGTTGCTCTTTCGTGGCCTCCGATAATTTTACAGTTATCGACCTCCGCCCCTGGGTGTAAGTGACTACACTGTCGAGGTGTTCCTTCTTTATCATGCGTTCCAGTCGATTATTGTTGAAGTACCGGCATTGATAGCTCCGTTCAGTGTGGTATCAAATGGAATTGAAATTCCACTGCCTTCGCTCCCAAACGTGGGAGTGATCAACTGACCTGCCTCATCTGAAGGTGAGGTGCCCGTTGATCTGGGCGCACCCGTGAGACGAAGCGGACGGTTTTTGCCATCAACTGTATTATAACCTACCAGCCAGTTCTGACCGTTGCCATCAGTGACAATAGCCAGGAACCCACATGGTGAGCCATCCATGAGAGACTGAATGAGTGTTGCAGACGTTTTTGTCGGTTTAGCAATTTTGAACTCAAGTGCCTGAGTTACCTTAACATTGCTTTTACCTACTGCTTCGACGTTCTCATCCCATTTGATTGAATCCTGCTCAACATCTATCTCCTTAAAGGGAGTAGTGCCGGTTATGGCACTAATCTCCCCTGAGGTGACGGTTATGGCAGTGGCGTTGGCTATCTCAGCGATAAATACCGCCGAGGCCCCGCTTGTGTTCTTGGCGCATGTGTGCGCATATTTTACTAAGGCCATATCCGTTAGTTATTAATATGCGACCGCCATGAGTTTCGGGTGTGCGTACTGAACACCCATGATCAGTTTCGCTCTCCAGCGGTTCATTTCAAGATCCTTATTGAACCAGAAGTCGTATGAGTTGAACTCATTGGCTCCGTCGATGCCCAGAATCAGGTTGTCGTAAGCAGAGTAAATAACACGGTGAGGATAAGCCCAGAGCTCAGTCGAAACGTGAGCGAAGTCAGCGTCAAGGTGATAGTCCCATCCGATATTGATGACCGGAATGCCACGGAAGGTGAGAATCTCCTGAGTACCGTTCACGATGTTCTGATAACCTGCGGTAGTCCATCCCGTGCTTTCGAGGTAAGCGATCAGGTTTTCATAAACCAGGTCACCAACGTAGAATGCCTTCATATTTTTCGGGATCTGCTTCAGCTCTTTCGGCGCACCGGTCCACAGTGATGTAAGAATCGTGTGAGCCTCCCCAGCTGCCAGTGCAGTAGGAGCAGTGTTTGCGGTAGTAGCTGCTATCGTACAAGCATAGGTACCTGATACCGAAGTAAAGGTGATAGCCTGCATCGGACGGCCAACAATATTTGCAGTCACAATCAGTGTGGTAGTCCCTGACAGTGAATAACCCCTGGCGGTGAGTGCTGTTGCGTAAGCGGTGCGAAATGCGTTGAACGTGGTCAGTGCGTTTGTGTCACGGGTTGAAAGATAATCAACACCATCAATATTGATGTTACCCGACCCAGAAGCATCCACTGACATTGTTACGGTCTGAACCTGAGCAACGGCCCCGTCAGTTACTGCGATTCTCTTGATCTGCGTTGCAGAGGGAGAAGTTGCAGCATTGTTCATAATGAGCTTCCAGAACCCATCATACATGTTGTAAGCTGTATCAGCCACTCCATTCTGAACACTTGACGTAACACCTTCTTTCGCGGTGTCTGCAAGCCATGCCTGGCGGTACACGTCAGAAGCCAGCCCCATCATGAACATCTCAGTGAGGACTTTCTGAAGCATTGCGGCCTTATCGCTCACCGAAAGGTCATTCCAGTTGCCTTTTGCCAGAAGCTGACCAAAAACAGTGTTATAAAACACGGTTGCATCGGTCTCCTGCTCGGCTTTGAGTTTGTAAACCTCAAGTGTACGCTGCGTGTAAGTAGCTCCGGTTGACCCGGTGAATCCCACTGCGGCGGCTTTGAGCATCTTCGCAACGGGGTTGAAGTAGTTCAGGAGCTGTTTGTCCTGTACGTTCGGCATGACCCTGATACCTTCGGTCTCAAGGGGTGATTTGCCAACAAACATGGGTTTGATAAGGTAATCAAATGTTTCCTTACCAGCCCAGCTAACGGAAGTTGTGATAAAATTTGCCATTTATTTCTGTTTTGGATTGTTAAGAGGTTTCCCTAATAGGAAATTACCGTCGAGAGCTTTGATCTCATCGGCAAAGGGGACACTTACATTTTCAATGTCATCATCCTCGCCACCGGCTTTTCCTTTGGGTTTGGTACTCGGTGATGTTGCTTTTGCCAGTGCCGTACGGGCTTCAGCCAGTTCAGCAGTCAGTCGTTCAACATCTGAGTTACGGGCTGTGAGTTCTTCCCGTAATGCCGTGACAACTGCCTCCGGCTCTTCGGTCACTGCTTCAACTGCGGCCTCCTGTACGTCCTCGACGACCTCGGCGGCGGATTCTGCTGCGACTTCAGTCACTGGTTCTGCTGCTGTGTCCTCGACCTCGGCAGCCACATCACCGCCCTCGGCAGCGACGGTTTCGTTTTCTTCTCCTTTCAGAAAATCAACGATCTTTTCAAAAAAATTCTTGTCTTTCATATATTTATCCTGAATTTGCGGAAGTTTAAACTTTTCAAATGCTTCAATATCTCCACGAGCCAGTGCAACGGCCTTTGAAGGCTCAATTATTTCGTCAATCAGTCCGGCCTCTTTTGCTTCTTCGGCATCAATCCATTTACCGTATCCGTTATTTTCATCCATTAATGACCGGACCTTATCTTCCTGTCCCCCACGTTTAATATAAATGTCGATCAACCTTGCATCAACTTTTTTCAGGTCATCAACTGCGGCCTCAATGTCATTGACATTTCCCATTGCAATATTTGAGGCGTGATGAATAAGGTATAAGGCATTGGATGACATCTGCCGTTTGTTTCCTGCCTGTGCTATAATTGTAGCGGCTGAAGCCGTAAGACTGAACACACGAGTAATAATCTCGCCCTTGAACATTGCGAGAGCATCATGAATCATCAGGCCGTCAGTGACAAGGCCGCCTAATGAACTGATATTTACTGTGATACGTTTAATTTTGGAGCTAACCAGGTCGGCCAGCTTCTTTTTGATATCCGGCCACGAAGCATCAGAATCCCAGCCAATTACACCGCTAATGTCGATTTCCGCTTCTGTTTCGCTCTTGTTTGTTATCGTAAATAGCATAACCTTGACCTATTTTCGCCAAAGTTATGCAATGAGTATCTTTTTATCAGATAATTTTTTTACACAAATATTTTTTCACTGTGTCCGGTGACACGCAAAACTCATCAGCAATGCGATCTTT